TGTCTGTCACCAAGAAACGCCGCCTCCTTGTGCAAGGCTGTTTCTATTGTACGGTGAAGAGCTCTTTCCCGACATTGAAGGAGTTCCTGTGGTGGTCCCTTGAGAGGACATTCTCATGGTTCGGTTGGCTAGGCTTTGGTCCCGCCTTCCGCGCCTCTCTCTGCATGAAAGACATGTTGTCACGTCTTCCTGCTCTGGACTACCGCGTGAAGCTCCACAATGGTCAGAGGGTCGAGATACCTACTGCATCAGTCGAAGCCGACCCCCGTGGCTGCGAAGCCCGTATTGGTACCCTTAGCGTTGGCCCGCACTTAGTCATGCCCACCACTATGTTCCGTGGTTGTGACCACAACATGATGGTCGCCTTGTACTGGAGGATGACTTTCCCTCTGTGCATGTCCCCTAGTGTGTACGCCACGCAATCTTTGTGGATAGGCCAGTTCTTCATCCAAGCCGCCGCTGCCGTTGGTCTGAGTGTCCCTCGTATTCAGCACGCCGACTTTTTGTCTGAGCCTGCAGAATACCCTGTTTATCGTCTGGACACTCCCACCGGTGGCTTCAGGGCCCCTAGACGCACCAAGGAATGGTTGGAACGGATTTTACCGCGTGGCGGCCAACTTGAGATAGTCCGCTATCATCACGACGCCGTACATAAGACTCCGCGTTTTAGACCTTGCTATTCCATACAACCTGTTGTAGGCGAACCAATTATTGCCTCCAGTTCCCGAGCTCTCATGGAAGCTTGTGATTTGGTTAGCTATCCGGTCTTCACGAAACGTGGCACTGCCTTACCTTATGTCATCATCGTCCTGCAGCTCCGTCCTACACCAATGTTCGCCTGGCTGGGCCACTTTGAGCCAGCCCGTCGCCGAATGTTGGCTCCGAGCGCTCACGATCGCGTCGTTGACGCCGAAGACGAGTCCAAGCTCCCTGACCGATTGAACGTGTTCGTCAAACAGGAGAAAGCCATGTGGACTCCCGAAGACGAGAATGATCCTGACAAAGCCCCTCGTTGCATTTGCCAGCCCAATGACCAAGTCTTGGTTCGTGAAGGTCCTTACATTCACAGCCTCGGCCATGCTTACGCCCTTTCCTCAGTTAATCGCTGGGATTCTTTTTGGGCAAGCCTGTCCCGTTCCCCGGCTTTTGTGTCATTAAATTGTAAGGGCCTCACCGCCGAAGCTCTGTCCGCTCGCATTTGCCTCGCTTTTGAGCAGGCCGTTGCTCTCGCTCGCCAGTATGATTTCACCGTGTTAGTCGGTGGGTCGGACATCAGTAAGATGGATGGCAATCACACTCCCCCTGCAAAGTCTCATCCGCGCACCCTCTTTGGTCATTTAATGGTCCCGGTTGACGTTTGCGCCTCCCAGGAGTCTCGCTACGTGTTCAAGGCGCGTAATAAAGCCTCGACCGTGGCCGCTTCTGCACGGGGCCGCAATTCGTCTGGTGAGCCCGCCACTGGTCTCACCTGCGATGCCGGAACCGAAACTGTCGGTGCCGCCTTGCATGTGCGGGTCAATGCCTTCCGTACTTACACCTTTGAATCTGGAGATGACCTTTTCTGGATTCAAGTCTCTCATCGTCCCGACTTTTCCACCGCCCGTGCTGACACTTTCGAAGCCCTCCAGGAAATCACTGACGCTCTCGGTTTCAAATTTGAGGTTGAGCTTGGGACCTCCCTTTGTGACGCCACTTTCTTGTCTAGTCGCCTTTACCCCGTTCATGTTCGTGGGGTTGATGGTGACAAAGTCGCCACTGATAAGATGGGTCCCAAATTAGGCCGCGTTCTCTTTAAGCTGTTCTGGACCATTGATCCTTTAATGCGTCCACGCAAGCGCGCCATTCGCGCTCGCGAGATTGCCCTTGGTATGGTGAACAACACATCCCATGTCCCAATCGCTCGCGCCCTTGTGCGCGTGGTGCTTAAATTGACGCGTGACCTTGACGCCAAGCCTTATACTGACACCGAGACTCAGTACCGCATCCAGTACCTCGATGCGGCGGAGTGTGACGAGTTGAACGCTGCCGTGTTCATGCAGAAGATCTATGGTATAGACTGGCCGACCGTCTTGCGCTTGGAGTCTGAGATCGCCGCCATTACGTGTCTGGATACAGAACTGACTGATCCCCTCTATCGCCATATCGTCGAGGTTGACACGCAATTGGCTCCTGGATCCTTTACGACTGCCAAGCCTCGCTATGAGTTCCGTGACCAGTATCGCCCTCGCCTCATGGTCCCTGCCCCTTCCATTGCGCAGTTCCAAGGTTCTGAAGAAGAAGCCTCCCATATGCGCATAGCCATGTCTCACCATATTGGCTATGTTGTCCCTGGCCTTAGTCATTCTTACGAACTGCCAGAGGAACCTCGCTGTGCTTCCGAGTCCCTCCAGGGCCTACTTGCTGT